AATCTCGACCTTGAACGAAGTACACAGGGCTTGGGTGTTAGCCATCAAAATTTCTCCAGTTCGGGGAACAGCGCCGGGGCTTCCTTCAGGTGGACATGGACAGACCGATGGACAAGTTCACCCTCGTGCCAGTATTCGACCCAGCGCGTGTGTTCGTGGTCGTTGTTAACCTCGCCCTCGCGCTTCTCCAGCAGGGCTTCGTCCATCATCCCTTTAATCGTCGTAATCATTGCAGTCGCGGCTCCAGTTCGAGGGTCTGCTGCACCGCCTCCACGCCCACAGCCCGACCGTCAGGGCCACGGATGATGCGCTTCGGGGCGGTCAGCGTCGAAAGGGCAGAGCGCACGCCCTTCATGTTCTCGTCGTTGGACGATGCCATCTGACCGTAGAGCGCCACAAGGTTCTGCATGGCCTGCCTTACCTCGCCGCCCATGTCTTGCATGACGCGCTCGGTGACGGCTTGCTGCTGCTCCAGAGCGGGGATGTCGAGGCCGGGGTTAGCCGAGATGCGTGCCACCATGATTTTGGTTGCAGCGTCCAAGTCTGCCTTGTACTTCGCCATCTGCTGTTCGGCGGCGATTTTCTGTTGTGCAAGTTGCGCCTCAAACTGCTGTTTCAGCGATTCAAGTTGCTGGTCGTTCTGCGCCTTCATCGCCTCGACCTGCGAAGCCTGCTGCAACTTCGCCTGCTCAACTTGCATCATCATCTGCGCCTTTGCCTGTTCAGCCTGCGCGACCATCTGTGCGCGTTGCACCTCCGGGTTCTCACGCGGTTGCTGTGCAGCCATCTTCAATTGTTCCACCGCTGCGTCAATGCTGCCCTCAAGCGGTCGAGCCGCCTTGAACGCCTGCACGCCGTACTTGAGCAAGTCCATCATCACCGGGATGAGTTCAGGCGATGCCTGACCGACCGGGAGCGCCTGCTGCAAGAAGCCACCGAAGGCTTGCAGGAACTGCATCCTGTCCTGCTTCTCTTGCGCCTCGTCAATCTGCACAAGGCTGTCAGCGGCGATGTCGATGCGGAAGTTACGCAGCGGCTTGTCGCGGATGAGTTGCAACGCCTGCGGGATGAGCGCCTTGTCAGCGTCTGACATCTGCTCGGCGGCGGCATAAGCAAGGATGGTCTGCGGCTGGTAATGCAGGCACATCACCTGCGCCTTCAGCCGGATGACCTCGGTAGCGTAGAGCGCCACATCCTCCTGCAATGACCGCAGACGCAGGCCAGCGTACTGACCCTTAATCTGCTGCGCCGTTGCAGTCTCCGAGGCGGCAGACTGACCACGGATGATGTCAGCGATGCCCGTGATTTCGTAAATCTGGCCCTTGATGTCAGAACGCGCTTGGTAGCATTGCAGAAGCGCCTGCGCGATGGTGTCGAGCGGCAGAAGGTCGATGCTGCCCTTGAGGCCACCCTTCTCGCCAAACGCCGCCCATTTGTCCACCGGGATGAGGGCGTTGTTGTCGCCTTCGGTCATCAGGCGTTGCAATGCAGGCTGCGAAGCGTCGTACACGCCGCGCACCCGCAGAGCCTTCACCAATCCGTCGATGCGGTCGGACAGGATGTCCAACTCCATCGCTTGGTCTTGGTACAGCACGAAGTCAGGGACGGGTACGAGGTTGTCCGAGGTCGTCGTGGCGTACAACGGTTTCGGACAAGGAAAGAACCCTTCCACGCCAAGCGGGTCGTCGCGCACATCAATGAAGTGCGGCATACCCTTGCAGAACCAGTAGACCTTCAGCGTCTCCTTGTCCCACAGTTCGCAAATCTTGGCGAGGTTGTACTGACGCTTGCTGTCGCGGTAGGCGTTGAGCGTCTCCGGGCCTTGGTCGGTCGGGATGGTGCGTGCCATCTCTTCGCCAAACCGCTCTACGATGGCCTCACGGGTCATGTAGACCCAGCGCCATACGCAAGTCACTTCCTCCCAAGTGCGCCCTTGAGAGTGTCCAAAGTCCTTCCAATGCACATAGTCAACCGGGGCGCGTTCGTACTCGACCTGCTCCAACGGCGGCGGCGCACCTTCACCGGCTTCGATGTCCGAGGTGATGGATAGACCGTCATCCTCAACCCCGATGGGTGCTACATGAGGTTCGTACCGCACCCATGAGGTTCCGCGACCGCCGAGGAATCTATCCTCAACATCGTATTTCATGGTCGAGCGGAAATCTGGGTAATGCTCAATCTCAAAGTCCACGGCGCGTTCGATAAGGCGTGATGCCACGCGGCCCACGGGGTCGTTGTCGCCAAAACGGCGGCTAACATCAGCCTTCGGAAGTTTGGCGTAGACGGCAGGAATCAGCGTCTGGACATTCGACCACAGGATGTTGAACTTTGCCGTCTCGTTGCCGCCCGAGCCACGGGTATCGTCCCGGTACCGCTTGACCAGTTTCTTGACACGCGCCTGCCACTTGGCGAACTCGTTCTCGTAAGTACCCACAGCACGCAGATACTTCTCTAGTTCTTGGCTTACGCGCTCGTCCATGTTCAGTCCTTCTTGTTTCGCGCAGAGATGGCACTAGCCTTCGCACGCGCATCCTCTTTGCTCGACGCACCCCATGCACGCAGCGCGAGAGCGAGGCGGGTAGGCTTGCCGTTCTTCTCCATCGGGCCAGCCATGTTGCCCATTCGAGCGAGGAAACTAGCGCGGCGCGGGTTGTCGCCCTTCTTCACCGGAGGCTTAAGCGTGCCGCCCGTCTCGGCCTTGTACGAAGCGCGGCCCTTTGCGTTGAGGCCACCCTTCGGGTTCTTGCCCTCGCTACGCTGCCACGCTGCGCTCATCAGTAACCCTTCTTCTCGGGTTTAGCGGTCTTGGCAGACTCGCGGAACGCCTTTGCAGTCGGCGCACCAGCCTCTCCCGGCTTACGCATCCTCTCGCCGGAGCCAGCCTTGATGCGCTCCTGCTTGGCTAGGATGTTGGCGTAGAGTCCGGGCTTGCGGTTCATTTGCTGAACAACCCAACTGCGAGAACAGCAGCGCCTGCGCCCGTCGTGACCTTCCACGGGCCGGTAGCCGCGTTGAGGCCGAGGTCAAGGCTGTACACACCGATGGGCGTGTTGGCAGGGATGGCAAGCACGGTCGTGCTGCCGTCAATCACATCAACGGTTGAACTTGCAGCCGTGGATACCGTCACCACGATGCGATGCAGGTAGTCGTTTGCTGCGCCATTGGTGCCAAGCACCTGCGCGGTCTGCGAGGCGGCGACCGTCTCGTAGGGGTATTGATACGCGATGTTAACGCCACTCATATTCGCGCCCTCCTTGAGACGCTGCGCTCATGCACTTGCCACATATCGTTAAGGGTGACCTCGTTCTGCGGCCCAACGATTAGCACCTTGCCCTCTAACGGCTTTTGCGCGGCAGGCTCCTGCCTCCACGCAACTGCCAGCATACGGAAAGCGTCAGCAGGGTGTGATGTCCAATCATGTCGGGGTGATGCCCTGAACGCCTTCTTATCCTCATCATACTCTCGTTGATATTGGCGTAAAGCCTCTATCCCGTCGCTGCATTTTACGGAATTGAACCAAGTTCGGGGCAACATTTGGCGAACTGCTTGGATTCCGTCCTGTAAGCCGATGTTAGGAACCACCGACAAATTGGCAATCCCGAGGTGGTCAGCCAACTGCTCGACGATGCTGCGACCCGTTTGAAGGCTCTTTGCCCGAGCGTCATGCGGGAGGTAATGCTTGGCGTATCGGTAACCTTTGTTAACGACCACCTCTGCAATGGCGCGAATGTCTGCACCCGAGACTGCGAAGAAGTCGATGACGCGCACCTCGCCGCTGATGACCTGATACCACCAGATAGCCGTGTCGTCGCGGTAGCCCAAGTCCCATGCCGTGTATACGGGGTAGCCGGAGTCGTGCCGCACATCTGGGTTGATGCGCCCCTGACTATCTGCCTGTCGCATCTCTGTGCCAAAGTACGCGCCGAGGATAGCCGCCTCAAAACTGCACTCGAACTCTTGGAGGTACTGGTCTTCCGACAGTTGGGCTTTCGCTGCGTTAAGTTCGCTCTGGGGCAGCAGTCCCGACTCGCTGGCAGTTAGGCGCAGCAGGAACCACTCATCGGGCAGGCGCTGGGCTGTCTGGTATATCTCCCAGAACTGGTTCTTGCCTTTTGGCGTGCCTGCAAAGACGCACCAGCCGCCTTTATCGGCGAGGGCCGGTCTTAACACATTGCCAAATACGCTGGGTTTAAAGTCACCGAATTCGTCGAGATACAGGCCGCTGAATCCCAAGCCTCTCATCGAATCAGCGGAATCGCTTCCAAACAGCCCTATCTTCGAGCCGTTAACCAGCGTGATAGTCATCTGCTGCTCGTTTGCCTCCTTGATGAGCGGTTCAGCGAAGTACTTGAAGTAGTCCCATGCAATGCGCCGTGCCTGATTCTGGTACGGGGCAACATAGCCAAACAGACCGTTCGGCCCCTGATACATGAAGGCTGCGCGGATGATGTCGTTGACAGCCGCTACGGTCTTGCCTGCGCGGCGATGGGCTACGAGGCACCCCCAGCGTTTGGTGCGCTCATGGAACGGCAGGAAGGCTTTGCGAGGCGTATACGGCAGCAGGACGCGCTGCTTCACTCGGGCTTGCCCCATGTCGCTTCGATTTGAATCTTGCCGCCCTCGGGGCCGCTGTGTTCGTGGCGTGCGAGTTTAGGCACATGGTATTCGAGTAGGTCGCTGAAGCACTTGAACGCAGCCTCTGCGCCCTTCTCTGCGTGTATCTCGTCGAGCCAGCCCTGTAGTCGGTCAGCATTGCCGTCTACAAAACGAGAGATGGCTTCCCTTGCCAGTTGCGTTGACTTGTTGGGCAATCCTTTTGGCCTTCCCGGCCCCGGTTTCCCGCCCTTTTTGAAACTGTTGCTGTTCTCCATGCGTGCAGTTTACTTCTGTTTACTCTACCGCTTCAACACTCCGGCTGGAGTTAAGGTGCGTTATCTGCGACGGCAGCATCACCGACACATGAGAGAACTTGAACATCAGCATATCGGCGCGGCGCTCCCATCGTTCGTCGGAACGCTCCTGCTTCCATGTTAACTGTGCTGAACTCTTTACAGACTTACCAAGTTTCATCTCTGTTCCTCGTTCCCCGAAAGCATTTGCTGTGCGCCAAATGTTGCAAGTACCGCAGGAACAATTCCCGCTTTTGCGGCTTTTCTCAAACCTTCAAACCCTTCTGCCTTGAAAATGTTTCTGGCGCGAATCACATCTTCCCGAGCAACGCCAAATCCTTTTGCGGCGTAATCAATGTCCCGTGCATTTCTGGCTGCAACGGTTTCTCGATATGCAGGGTTTACATCCAAATTTTTCATCGTCATGGGCGCTTGTTCCATCATCTCAAGCATTCGCGCAGTAACAGCACCCGGAGTCTTGCTGCGGTAAGCGTCCCCGTAATCGATGTATCCAGTCTCGGCGCGTCCAAAGTCGATTTTTGTTTTGCCAAACGCCTCGGGGTTTTTCTTTACGATATCGCGCACTTCCTTTGCAAACTTTTCACCTTGCGCCGTGCCTTTATTTGCGAGGATTGTTATGCCGTTTGGCGCACTTGCAAGGTAATAACCTCGCTGCTCAAACAGGGGAGCAATGCGCTCCATATCTGCTTGAGTCATGTTTTTACCCAAGTTAATGGACGCACCAGAGTAATCTGCTGCTGACTTTGCAGGCAGCAACTTATGCCAAGCGCCAGCCTCCTGAACATCGAAATATGCTCGGGCTGCTTCTACTGCGTTTAGTGCTTGCACAGACCCCGGCGTTAGGGCGCGAGATTTGTCTGCCGTGGTGTAGGTTCCAGTTACGGGACGCGCCACCATTGCAGGGTTGGCGGTATCTTTAAATCTGCCTACGGTGTTAACAGTTTCTCCCGGCAACATTCTAGCCGCCGTGTAACCTATGTCTCGGCCTGACGGGCTGGTGTTCCATGAGCCGCGAACATCTGCTGTGTATGCCGACCGTGCGTCAAACGGCGCATTGAGCAATCCTTGCAAGTGACCAGTTACTGGCGAACTGACCGCCTCATAAGTTGCGTTGGCTTCCTGCAATGGCAAGTAGTCGGCGTATGACCTTGCCGCCTCTCCAGCCGAAATGTCTCCGCGACGAATTTTGTTTCCCGACCACGCCGCCGCTTGAGAATTTCCCGTGTTCCAATCGCTGAAACCGCCAATTTGCTCTCGGTTGGCGCGTTCAATTGCGCGTTGGCGCACTTCGTCCATAAATGCGTGTTGCGTTGCACCGCCAACAGCGCCAGACGGATACCCCATCAATTCTGCTTCGTGCATATCGTTAACGCCGCGCCCAATTCTCTCGGGTGCGTATGCAACGCCTAACTGCGTAGCAAACGGGTCGCGTTTATGTCCGAGGTATTCTGCTTGCCCCGCGTCATACATTGCTTGCAACGGAGGGCTGTCTCTTGAGGGGAATCGCCCCGTTAAGATTGGTTCACCAGTTACGGCTTGAATATGACCCTTTGCCGACATCGCGGTGTTACCGCCAACATTGTTAGCGCGGCTTAACGCGGCAATATTCTGGTTGAAGAGGTCTGCTTCAACCGGATTGTTTCCAGTTCTAGCAAAAATATCTCGACTGCTATCAACATAGAAATTACGCCCCGGCAGTCCTTCCTGCATGGCGTTTACATAGTTGTTAACCATCGCGCCAAGTTTTTGCGGGGAATCAACTCCCGGCGGCGCTCCAACATACTGACCTGTTGTTCCAACCCTGCGTTTTGCGCGAGTAACCAATTGTTCCGCTTCTTCCGACCCTTTGCGCGTTTTGCTTGCGGCTTTGGCTACGCCACCCACAACAGGAATTGCTGCAAGCGAGGCCAGCGCCATGCCGAGTTTGTCGCCCGAGCGCCGGGAACGCGCAAAATCTCGCCCTGCCTGCGGATATTGCAGCGGGGTAAAACCTGCGGCAATTTCTAATGCCGTTTCTCCTACGCTTTGTGATTCGGGAGCGTCAAGGCTTGTCATGCGCTGTGTTGCGCCCTTAACAGACTGTCCTAACTGATTCATGCTTGGGACAGGGTCGCCAGATGCGCCAAATCGTTGCCCGTAATCATCGGGAACAGATACACCCTGCGTTTCGGCTATCCTCCGGCGCAGTTCATCGAAGTATTGCAACGCTGCAGCAAACCTCGACGGTTCCGCTTTTTTGTTTTTGTCAGCAGCAGCCATAGTTAACTCAAGTTTTCGAGCCGATATTTAAGGCTCGTCACGGCATCCACAACCGCGTCAAACAGGTTAACGAGGTCGCTGTCCTTCGGGAGCGTTGATTTGATTTCGTCGAGGAAGGTCAGCAGTCCCTTCACATACGCCTTGGGGTCGCGGTGCTTGTGGAATTCGACATCGTACCCGCTGATGAGACCGTGGCGACCCTGATACGCCTCTGTGTATGCATCTACGAGGTCTGGGATAGCCTTGTAGTATTTTTGCAACGCCTTGTGCTGTGCGTAAGATTTCGTCGAAAAGTGTTGGAGGTGCGTGATGGTCGCGCTGTG